TTACTTTCGGAAAAGCGGTAAGTTACTTTCGGAAAAGCGGTAAGTTACTTGCGGAAAAGCGGTAAGTTACTTTCGGATGAAATTTTTTTTATGCCCATTCTGCTATATTTTTTATGGGTGAAAAAATTCAGTACTCCCAGTACTCCCAGTACTACTAACGCCCTTGCCCGATTTGGAGACGGGCAGGGCGTATGTTATAATAAAATCGCCGCCGTAATCCTGTAAAGAGAAAGAGAGCTGACCGGAGCTGTTGACTTTCTCTTTTACAGGAAGAAAATCAAAGACTGACAGCCCATGAAATGCACCGCTGAAAATGGTTAATTTTACTAAAAATAACAACATGTTCATACAAGTCCCTGACAGCCGTTTTAAGGCACGTTCTGAAATAGGGGTATAGTTTTACAAAAAATATGTTGTGAACGCTGTACGGGGCATTTAACGGCAAATAAGCAGCATTCTATGTATGAAAGGATTGATATTTATGACAAAAGAACAGGCAAGAGCTGAACTGCTTACCAGAGAGCCGGACTTCTTGAATCGGGCAAAGCAGAAGGTGAACGGACAGCCGACATATATTTGTCCGGTATGTGGAAACGGAAAAGGCAAGGACGGGGACGGAATCGCCCTGAATGTCAACAGCAAGTCAGATTTTCCGCATTGGCATTGTTTCAGATGTGGGCTTGAAGCTGATATACTTGAACTCTGGATGAAACACAATCAGATTTCAGACTATGCAGAAGCATTCAGAACAGCATACGACTATTACGGCATTCAGCAAGAAAATACAAGCGGCGTTCTGGATTGGGATTCTGAAATAAGCGACAGTACACCCATACAAGACCGTACAAGCCCCGTACAGACGTTTCAGCAAGAAAATCATGAAACTATACCAATGAATCAAGACGGGGCTAAAAACGGCATTAGAAGCGATTTAAACGGCATTGCTGAAAAAGGCATGTTTGAACAGTCTGTAAAGGCAGAATCAGAGCCGGATTATACTGACTTCTTTTTACAGGCTAATAAGAATCTTCTGAATACAGATTATCACAGGGGAATCAGCCTTGACACGCTCAATCGTTTCAATGTCGGATATGTGGAGCATTGGAGACACCCGAAAGCCCCCGACAGCGTACCAGCAAGCCCCCGTTTAATTGTTCCGACAAGTAATTATAGCTATCTTGCAAGATATGCTGGAAAGCAGGAAATTCCTAAAAAATATCGAAAACCGAAAGTCGGAAAAATTCACTATCTGAATATTTCGGCACTTTGGACAGCTGACAAGCCTATTTTCATTCTTGAAGGTGAACTCGATGCACTCAGTGTTATTGATGCAGGCGGTGAAGCTGTAGCTTTAGGCAGTGTAGCATATGTTAATGGATTTGTTGAGGCAATCAAGAACGCAAAGCAGAAACCAGTACAGCCCCTGATTGTTTCGCTGGACAATGACGAATCAGGAATAAAGGCAACAGCAAAACTTTCAGAAGAACTTGACAAGCTGAATATTCCCTATTTTGTTTACAATGTTGCAAAACCATATAAAGATGCAAACGAGGCTTTAAACGCTGACAGGGACACGCTGACAGACAAAGTAGAAGAAATTCAGAACGACCCAGAGGAAGCTATTAGAATGGCACAGGAAGCTGAATATATGCAGACTTCTGTCTTGTCGCATGTGGAAGAATTTGTAAACGGCATTGCTGAAAGCGTGAATACTCCGTATATTCCGACAAAATTCAAGATTCTTGACACTGTACTTGATGGCGGACTGTATGAGGGACTTTATTTCATTGGTGCAATTTCGTCATTGGGTAAGACAACATTTGCTATGCAGATGTGTGACCAGATAGCAGACAGCGGACATGATGTGCTGATATTCTCTCTCGAGATGGCAAGAGCCGAGCTGATGGCAAAGAGTATTTCACGCCTAACTTTCCTTGACGTTATCCAGAGCGGCGGCGATACCAGAAACGCAAAGACAGCAAGAGGCATTACAACTGGTTCACGCTATGCGAAATACTCACAGACAGAAAAAGACCTGATACAGCGGTCAATCACAGCATACAAGCGTTTTGCAGGCAATATTTTTATTCATCAAGGTATCGGCGATATAGGAACAGAGCAAGTCAGAGCGACAGTTGAAAAGCATATCTCTATTACAGGAAGAAAGCCCGTTGTTTTGATTGACTATCTGCAAATCTTAGCTCCGGCAGATGTCAGAGCGACCGATAAACAGAATACTGACAAGGCAGTCATTGAGCTGAAACGGATTTCCAGAGATTTCAAAATACCAGTCATGGCAATTTCAAGTTTCAACCGTGAGAATTACGCTTATCCAGTAAGTATGCAATCTTTCAAAGAATCCGGAGCAATTGAATACAGTTCTGATATTCTGATTGGTTTGCAGCTCAACGGAGCAGGTACAAAGAATTTTGATGCTACCAAAGAAAAAGCAAAGAATCCCCGTGAAATTGAATTAGTAATGCTGAAGAACCGGAACGGAGCAGCCGGAAAACGAATCTTGTATAATTATTATCCAATGTTCAATTTCTTTCATGAAGTCGGCGAATCGGTACAGGATGACAGTCAGACTTTAACTGTTGGTAAGAAGCAGACCAGTAAAGGTCTTGTCAAAATTAAGTGAGGTGATAACATGTATAACGAAAAATTATATATTCAGGCTGAAAACATGTTAGAAACTATGAGAAAATTTTCATATCGGCATGACGGCGAATTTACAGAAGAAGAAATACTCCAAATTTTTCAGATAGCTGCTTTACAGGATATTTCAGCGAAACTTAACAAACTGAATGACCTCAGTGATATTTCAGGGCGTATCAATGGAATTTGGGGCGAAATGCGAGATAGATATTAAGCAAGTCCCTGTAAAGAGAAAGTCACCTGAAAAGAATCAGGCGGCTTTTCTCTCTTATAGGCGAAAATTACTGCAAACTACTAGACAAAACTTGACATTTAATTTTAATTCAGCGCAGAAATTTGAGCAGTGAGGTGTGGAAGTCCGAACGGAATCAGGCAGGGGAGTATATCCCCCATAGCAACCGCTGACAGGCGTGTGACGGTGTTCCGATGCTGACTATGTGAAATTATCCTCTAAGGAAGAAAGCCCCTCTGAACGCTGTACAGCTTGTAACGCTATCAAGAGGACGAAACAGCTTGACTTGTATTCTCTGGACGTTCGGACGGCGAGACAGAACAGCTCCGGAACAGGTCACGAAAAGTCACGTTCTGAAAATGTTGGTTTTTGTTGGTCTTTCAGAAAGAAAATGTGAGAAAATCCAAGTGTTTTCGGACATGGTTACGCACACGGGGAATAAAGTAACACCGTTATACGCACGGAAAGCAGCCGTTTCAGATAGTTTGTTGACATGGTTACTATATGAGAATCAGACTTGTGAAGCTGCTGGATGTTCTGGACGGCAATCAGAGCGGCGGCGTTTACTTCTGCTGTCAGAAGTAACGCCATAGCAGTTATGACAGCCTGAAACAGTCCATCATAACAGCTATGGCTTACAGCCGAGCCGGAGAAAATCTGCAAAATATTTTGTGACTTCTGATTTCTAAATTTTAAGTAAAATTTCTTTAGTAGTCTTTCATCACACGCTGTACATCATGTTCCGGAGCTGGATGCAGAGCTGACAGCCTGAAAATTCTCTTTTACAGGAATTCGCTGACAGTTTGAAAAGTAAAATCTGATAAGGATTTCTTAAAATTTAGAAATCGGAGTTGAGAAAATGAATCAGGATTGAATTTCACATATGAAATTTGAGAAATTGCAAAAAAGTTTCAGGGAGCTGACAGTTTTGTTATAGTAATATGCTGTAAATGTCGCAAATAAGCCATATCACGAATATATAAAAACATTTCATAGAAAGATTTAAAATAAAAGTTGCACAAAATATGTATTTTGTGTATCTTTTTACAACTTTTATTTTTTCAAAATGCCGTAAAATAGCCATTTCTGAAACTGCCTGTTTTGTCCACCGTACACCAACACTTTTTTGTCCGTCACTCACGGACATTTAAGAACATAAAAACAAGTTTATGAATACTATTGACAACATTAAAAAAACATGGTATAATATGAAAAATAACAGAAAGCGAGGTGCAGAAAATGGCTGAAAAACTCTATACAGTTGCACAAGCGGCTGAATATTTACAATGTAGTCTTAGTACAATACGCCGCCGAATTCGTGAGGGACATTTGACAGCAATCAAAAACGGCAGACTTGTCAGAATCAGAGAATCAGAACTTGAAAAAATGCTGACAGACGGCAACAGCCCCGGAAACGAACAGCCTGTAAAAGAAGATACTGACACGGACACCACATAGACAGCAACCCAAGCCACATAAACAAAAAAAGAGCGTTCCGGAACAGCTACCAACTAAAGCCGGAACACTCAAACACAAAGCCACTATGAAAGGGGCTTACTTATTTCTTATTATATCATCATTTCCGGAGAAATGCAAGCCCGGAAAGGTGTAGAAAAGAAAAAAACTCAATTTGAGGTTTTGTGGAAAAGTTGAAAACTAAAACAAGAACATTTGTTTCAGTTGCACCATTTTTTCTGTTTAGTAGTACCGAACATTTGTTTCAGTAGTACCATTTTTGACTATAATTTTTATTTAGTAGTACCATTTTTTTTTTTTTTTCTATTATTTGCTTGACTTATGGATAATTTTGTGATAGAATCAAAAACAGAAGGGCACCGTCTGGAAAACTTACCCTTCTGTTTCATCAAAATAATATGTAGCAACGCTTTCCGGAGAAAGTGTGCCTTGCTATATCTTAGTATAGCACATTTTCTGGGCGTTGTCAAGCAGAAAGGAAAATTTTTATGAATCTGACAAAAACCGCCGAAAAAGTGCTGAAATACATGGAAAACCAGCAGAAAGAGGGCAAATTAACAGCAAGTTATCCTGAAATAGCAAAGGCTGTAAAATGCGGAAGAATGACAGTTGTCCGAGCAATTCAACAACTTCAGGAACAAGGCTATTTATCTAAATTATCCGGTAAAGGAGAAGACAAAATTCTTGCAAACACCTACTTTCTTGCCGGAAACCTCTCAGATGCACCGCCGGAACAGAAAGAAGTAAATCAGTTGACTATATTTCACGGAAAAGCTATAGACATATTGCCAACAATGAATAGCAAAAGTGCAAAAGTTAATCTTGTTGGTGACTTAGCAGTGATGCAAAACAATGTCAAATTAGCGGTAGAGAAATTTAATTCACTTCCCGGAACATTAAGCATAAGCACTCATAAGTTACTTTGCAAGGCTATTTCAATATTCACAGAACAGAATCATGCCGGCAGAACAACAGGAATAAAAAGCTATGAAGTAAGTTTTCCTCTAAAGGAATATGCCTTGCAATGTGGCTATGATGTTGAGGAACACGACACAAGCACGCCAGAAGAAGCCGAACAGGAAAAAAAACGGGTCAAGAACACGCTGGACAACTTCCGGAAGAAAGTCAAGAAAGATTTGGAAATGCTGTACGCTTATAGCCTGACATGGGAAGAAAATGTAAAAGGCAAGCTGTGCGATTTTGACAGTATGCGTATTATCGGCAGATATTCCATCAAAAAGGGCATTATCAGTGTTGAATTTACTGTTTCAATGGCTGAATATATGATACAGCTTACACAGACAAAGTATTCTGCTGCTTTATTCAGCATTGATGATAGGAAATCAAATGCTTATAATATCGGCTGGAAAATGGCTACACATTACAACAATGACAATAATCTGATAGTTGGGACTGCTAATTTGCTGAAAGTCAAAACACTCTTAGCTTGTACTTCCTTACCGGATTTGGAAACAGTAAGAGCAGATGGAAATAGTTGGGAATTGCGAATTAAAGAACCGTTTGAATCTGCTTTAGATGCCCTGACACAAAGCGGAGTCCTTGCAGATTGGCGATACAGTCACAGCAAGGGCGTTGAAATGACTGATACAGAAGCTACTAACTTTGAAAGTTATGAAGATTGGGCAAATACGCTTTTATATTTTGAACTGAAAGACCCTCACGACCATACAGAACGGCTTGCAAGAAACGCCGATAAAAAGAAAGAAGTCAAAACCAAACGAACCAGAAAAAAGAAAAAGTCAGACGAATGACCGACCCCCAGAACGACAAGTACTTACTGCTTGTCGTTCTGTTTTTTTGATTTTAAAAAAAGCGGTAAGTTACTTTCGGATTTAAAAAAAGCGGTAGGTTACTGGCGGAAAAGCGGTAAGTTACTTTCGGAAAAGCGGTAAGTTACTTTCGGAAAAGCGGTAAGTTACTTTCGGAAAAGCGGTAAGTTACTTTCGGAAAAGCGGTAAGTTACTTT